GACTTGGTGGGCTGCACGCCGTAGTTCAGTTTGCGCCAGGTGGCGGTCGGCAGGCCGGAGCGCACGGTGGTCTTGTGCTCGGTGAAGCTGTTGGCCTCGATGACGGTCATGTCGTCGAGGATTTCATTCGTCTCCGCGAGCATCTCGATGATGTTCGGGTCGATCTTGCCGTCTGCGGTGAGGCGGGCGGCAACGTCGGCCAGGGTGGGGTTGGTGGTGGAAAGGGTAGCCATTTGCTTCTCCTATCAGGGGTTCATGTTGGATGCGGAATACAGTTTTTGCGGGGTGCCGGTGTCGGTCGCGTTGCTGCGCCCGGCCACGAAGCCGTCCTCGCCCATGGCCTTGCCAACCCGGTGCGCCCAGCGGAGCATTTCGGGGTGGTCGCCAAGGCCGGACTCGTCCAGCAGCGCGCGCAGTTCGGGGGTGCCGAACTTCTCGAAGGCGGTGTTGGCCAGCGCGATCTTCTGCGCCAGTTCGGGGCCGCCAATCTCGGCGTCAGCTTTGGTTTTGGCAACCCAATCCGCGCGAGCGGTTGCGATTGCGTTCTCCTGCCGCGCCGCGAGTGCCGGCCCCATCTTGTCCAGCACCTTCTGCGCGGATTCCTGGGGCAGGTTCAGCTCCTTGGCGACTGCCGAGAACTCGGCGATGACGGCGGGGTCGAACTCCCGCCCTTCCTCTGCCGTGAACGCGTAGGCCTCAGGTGCGCCTTGCGGCTTGTCGCCATCGGTCTTGACCTCGGCCTGCCCTTCGGTTGCTGCTTGGCCTTCCGTCGCCGCTGCGGTAGCGGTCGTGTCGGCCGGGGTTGTCGTGGCGGCGCCTTCGGTGGTCGTTGCGGCTTGGCCCGTTTCAGTTTCCTGCGTCATTCTGTTTCCTCTCGTTCGGTTGCTTCGTTGAGCATCACCGGGTAAAGTTCGGGGCAGGTTGTGTGGATGAGTGCCAGCAGGCGGTTGCCAGCGTTTCGGTTGCCTTCAGCAAAAGCCATCTGCATGGAATTCGTGTTGAAGCTCGACCTGAACACTCCCGCTTGCTCAAGCAGACGCCAGACGATCCGGCGACCCTGCTTGCCCTTCATCAGCCACTTCACATCAGACGCTTCCGTGTCCTTCGTCAGTTTGTCGCGCTTATCCTGTTCGGACTTGGCGCGCTCCTGGCTGCGGATGTCGGTTGGGTCGTAACTGCTCATGAGAGCAATCTAAGCGTGGGCTCGGCAGGTACGCGCACCATAGGTCAGGTGTAGCCGCTGAAGGCCTGCGTCACATCCGTCAGCGCGTTCTGTCCACTGGTGTCGGAAGCGGCAAGGTCGCGCGCCGCCTTCGCGCCCTGTGCCATCTGCTCGGCCTGCGCCTGCGCCTGGGCGGCTTCGGCCCGCGCCTGGCGGATCAACGCCACCTTGTCACCCGGAACGATCAGTTCGGGGTCTACGCCAAGCATGTCAGCGTAGGCGTCGGCCCAGCGGTCTTCGTCGAACTTGTCGAGCACGCCGGGCTTGAACTGCGCCACCGCGCCGAGGTTGCCGACGAAGCGGTCGACGCCGTTGGTGGCAATCGCGCGCTGTGCCTGCGCCAGCATGGAGACGAATTCGACGTTCAGCTCCATCCCCTGTAATTCCTGCGGCGGCGGCGGCACGATGTCGGCTTCGATCATACGGGCGAAGGTGGACTCGATCAGCGGATCGAGGATTTCGTTGTGCATACGCTCCAGCACCGGCCCCAGCATCAGCAGCTTTTCTTCATGGCGTTCAGCCACTTCGGTCGCGGTCATCGCGCTGTTGGTGCTGCCGGCCAGCATCAGGAATAGGTCGGCGTAGAAGCTGCCCTTGATGCGCTCGCGCACGTCGCGGATGTCTTCCAGCAGGTAGTTCAGGTTGAGGTTGACCTCCCACGCGGCGCGGATGCCGCCGGTCGGCGAGGATGCGTCGACGTAGGACACGCCACCGGGCAGGGTGTTGACCGCCTGGTTCTTCATCGAAGCCGGCGCCTGCAGCGGCGGCTTGGTCTGGTAGTCGATGCCCTGCGCCTTGCGCAGCTGCTCGTGCTGCAGTTGCTTGATGTCGCCGAGCGCTTCCATCGCCGGGCTGTTGCCGTAGATGTCGCCGCCCGATACCGCCCAGCGCGGACACAGCGCGGGGAATTCCTTGAATCCAGATTCGCGCAGGAAGGCGTCCTCGTTGCCGCCACGCTCCAGGTAGGCAGAGCGGAATGGCATGTTCTTGGCGTCACGCTTGGACTGGTCGCGCGCCGTGCGCGGCTCGATGGCCTGGATTACCGGCACCCATTGCTCCAGCGCGTTGCGGTCGTACAGGGCTTTGACGGTATTGCTGCAATTCTTGTAACCGAACTCGGCGACCACCTGGCCGACCGTCATCTCGTACTCGCGGTAGAGCGTGTTGACCTGGCCCCGGTAGTCGGTGGCAAGGGAGAACTCGCCGGTCGTCAGCGTGTAGTGGTGGATGATGTTGCGATAGTCCGGCAGCACGATGGTCGACGCCGTACCGAACGCGCCCAGTTCCTCGTACATGCCGTGCAGCGCGCGGTAGGTGTTGGACTTGGAGAAGACCATCTGCATGATCCGCGTCACGTCGGCGAGCCAGGCCTTGACCGCGGCCGATTCGTCGAGCTCGGGAACCGATGTGGTGAGGCGGAACCACGGCCGCGCCGGGCTGGTCATGCCGGCCATCATGCCGGCGGCAAGCACGCGCAGCGCACGGGTGCCGGACGAGTCGTAGATGTTGTTGTGGCGCTTGCCGCCTTTATTGCGGTCGCTGGCGAAGAAGCGGCCCGAGCGCGGAAGCAGATAGTCGCTGATCTCCTGCCAGTGCGATACGAAGCTCGACCGCTCGTTGGTCAGCGCGGCATGGCGGGAGAGGATGCGCTGGCGCGGCGTCTGTTCCATCGCTTACTGGCCGAGCAAGGTGTTGCGACCGAGCGCCATCGCGTTCTTATCCACACCCTGCGCGCCAGTCAGCATGGTGCCCGACACGCCGGCACGCCCGGACTGCGAGGCCGCATCGAGGATGCTGCTGGTGTTGGGTCGCTTCTGGTTGGCGGCGTTTTGCGCCTGCTCGGCAGCGGTCGCGTTATTGTCGGCCAATGCCTTGGATTGCGCCATCGCCTTCTTCTGTGCCCCGGCCTGCTTGTTGGCGCTGTAGACTGCCGCGCCTGCCGCAACTCCGGCCGATACCAGCATGGCTGTGCCTACGGTTATTCCTGACATACCCGCTCTCCTTGACGCGACTGCAGCATTGCGGCCTCGTCGGTGAATTCGTTTTCGGCTTCCTCGACCGTCGTGGCCTGGGTCGGGAAGATCATGGTCAGATGGGTGTCAGCGTGGGCAAGGAAGACTTGCTTGCGGTTCGGCTGGCATTCCAATACGTGATGCCCTTCAAGCGTGACATCGCCGCCGCCGATGAAAACCGTGCAGCGACCGTCGACGATGAGCAACGTGGGAATCTTGATGAGCGCCCCGGCGACCGCCACCCCTGCGGGGATGGTGACGGTGCGGTGATACATGCCGGCATGCAGCGCGTGGCTGATCGGCAGATTGACCTGCGGCATGGCAAGCATGCGGCTCTCTGCCTCGCGTGCCATACCGACCGCTTCGGCGGTCATAGCCGGAAGCCCTTTGATCGGCTCGGCCAGCGCGCCCAGGCGCTTGAACCAGACGGCATTCGTGTGCTCGTAGTGCTTGGCCGACAGCAGGCGGTCGAGACTGCCGCCAGCCGGTGCGCTGACCAGCAGGCCGGCCGCGCCAGCCTCAAGCGCGGCGGCTTCGGTTGCCTTTAGTAAAGCCAAGCCAGCGCCTGAATCTCGGCGTGCGAGCAAAACGAAGACAGATTCGGTCATGGCAACCAGCTTGCCGTAGTGCGGCAGGACGGCCAGCAGATAGACTATGAAACCCGCCAGCTCACCGTTGTCGCTGTGCGCGGCGATGATCTTCAGCGCGCCATTCGCTTCCAACATGCGGTAGGTGTCGACCTGCATATCTGGCTTGCCGATTCCAGAGTTGCCGCACTCGGCGGCGTATTCGTCGAACAGCGCCCACCAGTTCGGCGCGGCGAGCAGTTCGTCAACGGTCGATGGTCGTATCTCCATGCGCGAAGGCTATGCGCCATCCCAACAGCTACGCGCACCCTGCTATAATCCAAACAGGAGGAAGCACCCATGAGAACAATAATCATCGCCACCCTGCTGCTTGCAGGATGCGCCGCCCAGCCGCCGCGCGTTACCGGCACAGAACATGCCGTATCGGTGAATTGGGCCAATGCCAGCCTGCCGGATGCCCTGCCTGCTGCCGAGGCCCACTGCGCCAAGTTCGGCCGGCACGCTCAGTTTTCCGGCAAGGTCGCCGCATTCGAGGCCGCATTCAATTGCGTTAAGTCATGAACGAACTGATGATCGAAATCAAGGACAAGATCCACGGCGCAACCTGGCGCGACGTATGGGCATGGCTCACCTATGCCAGCGGTGCGCGGCTGTTCGTCGCGGTGGTGAGCGTGGCCTATCTGCTGTGGGCCTGGCTGTAAGGGTCGTATTCGGTCTGCTTGCTGTTGCGGTAGGCGTCCAGCGGGTTGCGCTTGGATACAGGGAATGCGAACGTCAGCGCCAGCGCGTCGGCCTTGTCCGGAGAGCGCCCCAGCTTGTCCTTGATGATGCCCTTGTCGACGATGCGGAACTTGTCGCCCTGATAGACGAAGGTGGTCGCGCACAGCTCTTCCTTAAGCTCCGGGTCTTCCGGCAGCGCCCCGCCCGCCTTCACCCAGTTTGCCATCTCGAAGTACATCTCGCTGCGCTTGTTGAAGTAGCGGTAGTCCGAAGGCCGTCCGCCGAACTGCACGCCCACCACGTCATGCCCGAGTTGCCTCATGGCATCGACCACGCCCGCGCCATATCCGCCGCTCTCATCGACGAAGAACGCATCTGCCTGGTGCTCGTTGGACGCCAGGATAAACTGCTGCGCCACCAGCATGGTGTCGGGGATACGCAGCGTGCGGATCGGGTAGGCCTGCCGCCCCTGCCGTCTGGATATTGCGCTGGAGTCGTCGCCCTGCCGTGCCACGTCGCCACCCAGCACAATCGGCGCGCTTGCTATCTCGTCCGCCCGGTAGACCCGAGCAACGGCCGCATCCACGTCATCCGGCCCCAGCAGCGCATTGAACCCGGTCGGCGGGAACAGGCCTAGGATGGTCGCCATCACCCACGGGTTGTCTCGTCCATAGGTGCTGATCATCTCGCGCGCATGCTCGACGCTCACCCGCGGCGTGCGCTTGGGGTCATCCGGGTCGGCCGTGATGGTGATGATGGTCCACGACTCGCCGGCACGGGTGCAGGACTCGTACAGCAGGCCGCTGGTGCTGGTCGGGTTGCCTGCCTGGATGATTGCCGCATCCCGCGGGTTGCCGGTGAATATCTGCGCCGCCGCACGCCCGATCGATGACGGCATTTCCCCTGTTTCGTCCAGCAGCACGAACGGGAACTGACTGTGCAGGCCAGACAATGCCCGACCTATCGCATCGGCGTTGGCGTCCTTGGCGAATGATCGAGCCGACAGAAACCACGTCTCGGGGTGCTCGTTGGCGTAAATCTTCTCCTTGGTCCAGGTGAAGGCCGACTTCAGGAACTCGCTGCGCTGCTGCCACTTCGACAGCTCGGCCCACAAGTTGTCCTTGAGGTTGTCGGCGGTGATCGACAGCGCCGCGCCCTTGGGGTGCTCGCCTTTGGCGGCAAAGCAGGCCAGTCGATGCCAGCCCATCCATGCCAGGGTCGCCGACTTGCCCGGCCCGGTGCAGGCCTTCATGCACAGCCGCCGTGCCGGGTTGTTGTCGCCACCGAGCGCGCGCATGGCGTCGACCTGCCACGGGTCCGGGGTGATGCCAAAGCAGTCGACCACGAACTTTACCGGATCGCGGCGCCATTCCTGGATGCGGGCGCGGGCTTCGTCGACCTTACTCGCCATCAGCGATCAGTGACTCCAGCCCGACCTTGCCGCTGTGCTCGACCCGGTCCTTGAACGCCCCCACGTCGATATGCTTGCCGATCAACTCCAGTAGCTTGGTGCGGTCGGCCAGCCGCACCTTGCGCACCGTGACGAAGGTAGGTTTGCCGTCCTCGTCCTGCCCATCACGCTCCTGCGCCGTGTCGATGCCAGCCACCAGACCGGTTCGCCAGGCCATCGGCCACTCATGCACCGGGCGCAGTTGCCCCATATCGTCGTACAGATCAGCAACGTCGGCGGTCGCGTCCTGCGCCAGGCGGATGAGCATCCAGTCGGCGTCGACCTGAGTCCGCTCGGCACGCTTATCCATGCGCTCCTTCAATGCGGCGGCCACTTCTGGTTTCTTCAGGTTTTCATGTCCGGTCGCATACGCCCGCTTTGGCGCGTACCCGGCCCGGATAGCGGCCTGGGTTGCGTTCAAATCCACCAGGTACTCGTCGACGAATCGCGCCTGTTTGGCTGTCAACATTCCATCACCTCTACTGTCTTGTAAGCCACCGCAAACTGGCAGCGGCGGCATCCGTTGCAAATACTCGCCACGGTTGATTTCGGCATGTCCATCACCGTGGCGATGAACCCGTAAGACCTCCCCTCGTCCCGCATATCGAGGACGTGCTGGATCTCGCGGTTCGTATACCTGGCATTTTGGTGATCCTCACCTATACGGATACCGCGTTCATTTACTGCAACCGTGATTTTATGAATGGTCAGTCTCCTTCCTGAAATAGCTTGGGTATTCACGCTTGACGCGTTCAATGGCTTGATCCACGGCCTTGCGGCGGGCAAGCGAGTCAGGATGTGGATTGAGCGTCTCGGCTGCCGTCTGGAGCATGGCGGCGGCGCGAGCCGGCAGGATGGTAGCGGGCTTTATAGTCACGATTTCCTTTCGAGTAGTTGACGAACCTGATCCAGCAATCCTGCTTCGTCGACGCCGTAATGCCTGGCGAAAGCGCGGCTGCCCATACCGTGAATGCCGGTCTGGCCCCTGTGATGTTCGGGGCAAAGCGGCAGGACGTTGAAATGCTTGGCGCGCTGGCCCATGCCAAGCCCGGTGCGCGGGTGATGCAGCTCGGCCGGCGTGTCGTTGTAGCCCAATCGTCGGCACAAGACGCAGCCAAGGCCAGCGACTGCGCCCATGTGGCGGCGTTCTGCCAGGGTGGTCAAGCCGTTTCCCCCACAATCCGGTCAATCAGGTCGATCAACTTATCCCCCGGCTGCTCGATCACCAGCAGATAGGGCAGGGCTTCGGCCAGCATTGCTTCAAGGCGTAGCTCGCGCACGGTCTTGGCCGTTGGTGGCGGAATGTGGACGGCTGGCTCGCATTGGCCGGCGGGGTAGATGGTCGTCATTCGCACAACCCGTATGCGCTTGCACACATTGCGGGTTCCTCCATGCGCGTGAAATCAGCCTGCCTGCCACCGTGTGAGGTTTGCGCCCACTTGACTACCTGGCGGATGTTGCCGCGCTCATGGGCGGTTTCATTTGCACCGGGCGCGGGAAAGAATGTTGCGCTCTTCCGCTTGCTGGTCATCGCAACCAGGCTTTCCCATTCCTCGATACGGTCGATGTGTTCGGGGAATCGCTTGCTGATCTCAAGAACCTCGTCCTTGCGGGCGTTGATGCAGGGCATACAGCCGACGCGTCCCATGCCAAGCCGGTACAGCGGGTTGTGCTCGACGCCGTGCTTGTCATGCTGGGCAAAGACCATTTCAGCCGTCCACTTGTGGATCGGGCGAACGATGATCAGCCCGCCGCCCCGATCTTCGCGCTCGGCAAGGTCACGGCGGTTCAGGGATTCATCCGCGCGCACGCCCTGCCATGATTCAATCGCGCCGTGCAGGTCGATCAATTCCAGCGCGTACTCGGTAGCCGGCTCGGATTTCAGGTATTGGGTGCAGAACTGCGCCTTGCGGCTGGGGAATCGACCCTTGATGATGCACAGGTCAAGGTAAGGGTTGCCGGTCGGCCCCTGCTCAAGAAACGACAGCACGCGCTCGACCACGCTATCAGGCACGCCCTTTCCTGGCCACTTGTCGCGCACATATTCGGTCTTGCGCTGCCACCACGCTGAAAAATCCTGTTTCAGCCAGTGGATTGGCACGCCCGTCTGCAATTCCAGGTAGCGCACATAGTCGTAGGTGAATTGGTGCTCGTTGCCGGTGTCGCAGAACACGGCGCTGATGTTTTCATGCGGGTGCTGCTCCATTGCGACCAACAGGGTCGCCGTGGAATCCTTGCCGCCGCTGACGCTGACTATAATGTGCGTCATGCTGCCATCCTCCGTGCGCCGAATTGAACGCCCAGCCCGGCACCGAACGCCTCAACCTGCGTGAGGTACAGGGAAAACCCGCGTTTGGTGAGCTGCGTCGTGCTGCCGATAAGCACGCGGTCGCCGTTGGGTGTCCAGTCCCACTTGCGCCAGGTGAACGGGTCTTTCACCAGTTCGCCCAGATCGTGGTCATCTTCTTCCGGCAAGAACTCGCGCTTGAACTGCTCATGCCACACCTCGGCGCTGAACTTCCGGCCGCCCACCCACGCATGGGCGGCGATGTCGGCCAGCGGTCCCACCCACATGAGCGCATTGGCATCAAGCCCGCGCACCTTGGCCTTCTCGCGGATGACGACCTCCAGCGGATGCTCGTCGTCCAGCGGCAGGTTTGGTATCAGCGCCATGAGAATTCCGCGCTGCTGGACGCCACGCAGGAAGAACTGGCGAGCGGCGAACTTCGCGCGGGGCTTGGTTGCGGTGGTCACAGCATCCCCGCCGTAGCCTGAATCCGAACCGCCGGCCGCACATTGCCCTGTCCACCCTGCGCTGTCGACTTCAGCCGCCCCCCCTGGTAAACCGTGCTGCCCGGCCCGCCGATTGGCTTTGCTCCTGTTGATTCGCGGCGTGGCTCTGAGCGCAGCCTGTAAACCCTGGCACGCATTTCTTCGGCGGTTATCAGTGGTTTCCCGGTCAGCGCGTAGGTAATGCTCTTCCCTTCCCCGGCGCGAACCATCGTGCCCTCTTTGCACATTGCGTTGCAGGCGCGGCTTGCGTGGCTGTTGGTGATGCCGATTGCTGTTGCAAGATCAGGCCCGCTGATTCGCTCGATGCCTTCCATGTGGGCGTGGATCTTCGCCCGCAGCGCATGGGCGGCTGCGTATTTGTCCTGGTTCGATTCCGCGGCGGCGCGAGCCAGCTTGTTTCTCTTTTGTTCCTCTGGCCGGATTTCGTCGGTGAGCGGCCAGTAGGTAGCAACCCGTCCCCTACCGATCTCCATCCCAATATCTTCATCCGCCCGCAAGACACGCAATGCTTTGCGGATTGTCTCGGTGCAAACCTCTGGGCTGCTGGCGAATAGCTGGGCTACCGTAGCGTTGCGGTTAGATTTGAGAAAATTGTGAAGGGCTTGGCGTAGCTGGTGGGCCTTTGAAATCCGGTCTTGGCTCATGCGGCCTCCTGTTGTTTTTTTACGGCTTCGAGCGCCTGCTTGGCGTCCATGTCAGCCGGATAACCTAACGCCTCACGCCACGAAATTACGGCTATGTGATCCACCTGCTCACCAGCCGCCTCGCGCGCCATCAGACGATGCGCCCATTGCGTCCCGGCCTTGGTTGTTCCGGGCAGACTGGCGGATTCGATCTTTTGCTTGAGTTCCACCATCCGGCCAGCGGCTTCGTCCTTGGTCACGGTCTGCTTCCCCGGCGCCGGCAGGGCGGCGCGGTATTCCGGTATCGGGTCAGCCTTGGCGCGGTCAAGCGCATTCGTCCAGCGGGTCTTGATCTGTTCCCAGGCCATGCTGTTGAGGTCGTAGGCGCCAATGGCGACGGCAGACCAATAAACCTGCGGGCGGCTCCATGCGTCTGCGCCCCGGCCTTCGAGGCGAACGCGCATCTGTTCGCAGGCTTCGGCCCACTCGGCGCGCGCATCCATCACCGGGCGGCATGCGGTCAGGAACTCGGGTAGCGTCGGCGGGAATTTATTGGTCTTGCAGGTATCGAGGCCGCGCTTGATTTCGTCGACGCTGTACCCGGCGAGTTCTTCAGCCCAAGCGCGCTTGACCCGCTCACGCGGAATGTCGCCGAAGCGGTCCTTCCACAGCGAGAGATAGAAATTCTCCATGCGCTGAAAAATCCGCTCGATCCATTCTTCAGGCAGAGCAGGAATCAGCGGGCGTGATGTCGATTTCGTCAGGTCGGTCATGTCCAAAAATCCTTTCTTGTGCTTCGCGGGCTTGCTGGTCGTAGCTGTTGCGGCTGGATTGCTTGCTGGGGGGCGACCCGCCTTTTGACCGCCCAAACTCAACGGCCTTGTCGCACCAGGTACGCCATGCAGCCTGCCAGTCCTTGAAAGTCGAGCCTTTGGCCGTGTGCCAGTTGGCGAACGAAAGAAGTTCGTCAGCAATGTTCAGCTTTCGCTCTTGGGCGTAGGCCGTGCTGACTTCGTTAAGCTGAAACTCGGCAGGCAACGACACGGAGTTTTTGCGCGGATTCTTCGGGGATGGCGCGGGAGCGCCAGAAGAATCAGGATTCAGAAAGAGGGATTCAGGAATCAAGGAAGAGGGATTCAGCCCGATTGCCACAGTGTTTGCATCGTGTTTGCATGGTGCCGGTATCGTGCTTGCCTTTTCATCCCTGTGCGGGTTCTGATGTTTGGTGAAATTGACAATCTCTATGTACTTGTTTTCATTGATTTCATATCTTTCGATGAAGCCAGTTACATGCAGTTGGGCAAGCATAAAGTCAACGTCAAATGAATCGGCTGGATATACCTCCATCTTGATTTGCTTCGGCCTATCCTCCATCCTGCCCTCACGGTCTGCCAATCCCCACAGCCCGATAAACAGCAGACGGGTTTCCACAGGAAGCTCTACCAAGTCGGCATTCCTGAAAAACCCTGGCTTGATGTTTCTAGCGCGAGACATTTTGAAGTGTCTCCATTTCATCGCGGAATACAGTCCAGGATCGAACCGTTTTGGCAAAGTCTGTTATCGACTCAATGCTGTACCCTGACTCGACTGCGCCTTTTATTAAGCGCAGGCATTCAGCATGGTTAACGTAAGAAAGGCGGTTTCTCAGGATGCCGCGCACATATAGCGCCTTCCGTTCAGTCTCAGGCTTTCTCTCAAGACCTGCACGCTTTGGGATGTTGTCAAAAAACGCTTGATAATCTTCTGCGCCGCTTCGCAAAAAGCGATTTGATGACTGTTCTATTGCATAGAGCAATTCTTCAGTGCTAAAAGTTTTAAGCCACTTCCTTACATATGCCCGCCCGGAATCATTTACGGTATGGCCGCTCATGGAATCCTCTATGGCATCCACCACATAGGACACAACATCCTCGTCCATTTCCTTAAGAGCGTTGCGCCACTCAAGCATTAACTCGATCTGCTCACGGCGCTCGTTAAGCTCTTCAAGCTGCTTGCGCTGCCTCTCAACGGCAGACGAGTCATCAAGCGCTTTGTCGCTTTTCCCAAGGTTGCAATCAACGCAGGCCGTTACAAGGTTCATGATTTCGTTATCGCCGCCCTTGCTTACCGGGTCGATATGGTCAACATGAAGAACTACGTCAGGAGCGCACTTTCCGCAGTATTGGCACTTGAATGAGTCGCGCTTGAATACCTCAAACCTGACCCGTTTTGATATTGCTTTCCGTTTCATCATTCGCCTTCCATTTCGCCGTGGATAGGGTGACGGCGTGCCTGCTGGGCGAATATCACCAGGCCGGATGCCTCCGTTGCCGCCATAGGGGGAAACTGTTGGGCGCTCATTTCATCGCCCTTCTGAGGCTGTCCAGCACAAGCTGTCGTACATCCCACGGGAACCGGGCGCTAGACATCAGTAAATCGGTCTGTAAGAGGAAAAGCGCCATCCAGGACTTCATGCGAACAGCCTCCCTTGCCCAACCACCGGAAAGCCAACAGGCCGCACCATCACGCCACTCACGCGGTCCTTGCGGAGAATCTTGGCCTCGATTGGCGGGTCGATTTCGTTCAGCATGAAATGCAGCCGGGCCGAGACAGTGGACTTCTCCATGTTCAGCGCGTGCGCAATTTCGCCAATCGACCAGTCTCCGCCGTGCTGCCGGATGTGGGCCAGGATGCGGGCGCACTGGTAGCTGCTGGCGCCGCTTTCCTTGATGGCGTCGTAGGCGGCGATACTGGTCGGCTGCATGGCGGTTCTCATGCCGTCACCCGCACACTCAGCCCGCCACCAGGAACCGGATAGCTGACTTCGCCCACCAGCCGCACCACCTGCTTGTCGTCCATGTAGGCCACGCCATTCAGGGCGTCGAGCAGCACCTTGATTACGTTATCCAAGTCCATGCGGGTCTTGCTGGCCTCGCCGGTCTTGGTGGTCTTGGGGTGCAGCTTGAATTCGACCGAAACCGGCAATTCGTAGAAATACCGTCCGCCGCCGTGGGCGTAATCCATTCGGACGTGCTGCTTGTACTTGACGGCCTCGGTTGAAACCACCATGCGGCCCTTGAATGAACGCCAGTAACGATTAACGGAGACCGGGTAGCCGAGCATTACGAAGCCTTGTGGAGCCGGGTCATTTCCGCTTTCCGAGGCGCTTCCGGGCTTCGAGCCTGACTGATTCAGCGAAGGCATCGCCGCACCGCTCGCGCCAGTATCTGATGCACTCACGCCGGTATTTATCCGTGAGCGATCCAGCAAGGTGCTGTACTGCTTCGTCGAGAGTCGGGCGCCTGCCATTCAACCCACCATCCATTCGCACCACGCCCCGGCAAACCACGGCTGCGGCGTATCATCGCTGCCCGCTTCGGCCTCGAACTTGCGGCATCCATCAGCCGCTTCAGGCGAACAGGCAAGCCCGTTGGAATGGGCGCGGCAGCGATCCGTACCATCGGCGCCAAGGTATTTATGGCGGCAGGTCTGGCAACTAACGTGGTTTAGCAAGTCCATCCGCGCCTATCCCCGCTTGTCCGAGAACGTCCCCAACGCGCCGCTTTCCTCAAGCTGGGCAATGACTAGACTTGCCTGACCGACCCGCCTTTTGACGACGCCGACGATGACCTGCTCAATCCAGGCTGAAGGCTCAAGTCCTTCGGATTCGGCAACGGCCTTGATGGCTGCATGGATGTCGTGATCGAAATACGGGCGCAGGTCTTTTCTTGGCAATGACATTCAGCAACCTTTCGGGAGATAGAAATGCAGCAACTTGAACCGTTCGACGGAGATTTGATCCATATCCGCCACTACCTGACGTGCTGGTCGGAGGCAGAGCGCACGAAGCGCCTGGCCGATGTAAAAAACCCCAGGCGGGTTAACGCCGGGGGCAAACCGCCTTGCGACGGTGGGAGGAAGTGAGGTCATGCGGCCTTCCTCGGAAGACCATCAGTTTTGTTCGGGTAAATGTCCGGGCGGATCTGGTGCGGCGTTACACGCCATTGCTGCGACACGCAAACCGGGATGACGTGTTCGGGTTTCAACGCTTCGTCATCAGGCCATTGCTTGACTGCCTGACGCGTCACATTGCAGACCTTTGCCAGCGCGGCGCGGTTGCCGTCGAAATGGTCTTTTAGGAGTTGCGAAATGTTCATGGCCACAGTTAAGCACGCTTTACCCTCAAGGTCAATACCGCTTAACCTGATTTCTGCAAAAATCCTTTATATGGATACCAGAGAACGAATCAAGCAGGCGCGGAAGCGGCTAGACCTCACCCAAGAGGCTTTCGGAAAGCTGGCCGGGGTGAGTAAAGCCGCTGTTTCCCAATGGGAAAGCGGCAGAACCAAGCCAGAACGGGATGCGCTTTTGAGCCTCAAGCGCAAGCGCGGCATCTCGCCCGAATGGGTGACGAGCGGCAAGGGGGAGATGTTCGATGCCATTACAGGGGCAGAGACGATAGAGGCAATCCCGGCATGGGAATTGCTAACGCAAGAACAGCGCCAGAACTTCGCCAAACAGATAAATGAGCAGGCCGAAAGCAATCAGGCCATCTATGCCCAGCTTGCACCGCCAGGGGTGACCAAGAACACGGTTAACGTGGCGGAACGCAGGATGGCGAAAGCCACCCATCTTCCATTTGCCGACAGGAGAAAAAAGGGGGAAGGCAATGCCTAAATCACTGACTACCCTGGATTTCCACGAGGCAGACACGGCTGCGGCGCTTAACCTGCTGATGCAGATGGTTCAAGAGAATCGCGTTGCCGGGATCGTTTTTGGCGTAGCGATGAAGCGCGGCGAGCGCCCGGTGTTCGGATCAACCGGGCGGCTGGCGTCCAACGAAATAGAAGCAGCAGGGCTATCGTTCAAGCTCGCAGTGCAGTTCACCGGCCATTGACTGGAAGCTTTCCGCTTCGGCGGTTTTTTTTGTTTATTTGGTTAAGAGTGCTTGACTTGTGGTTAAGCGTGCTTTACAGTTCAGTCATCGCAGCAAAACACCGCAGCGAGTCGGGCGAAGTAGCGATCACGAGATGACGCGGGCCTAGCCTCCTACCCGACGCAGTAAATGGATTGCTTTGTGGATGGGCGGCGTGGAAGGACACGCAAAAGAGGGAATAGGCCGACCTCAGAAATATAACTGGTGGTATGCGGGAGCAGGCGTTAAGCGGGGTAGTCGAGGTACCCGTAACTGTCCAGCCGGAATCAAGCCCGGCCCCATCCACAAAGCAATCCAGCAAGCGAACCAGAAGAACGGAGGAATCATGAACGGATTTTTCGCAGAAGTCGCCAGGGCCAACAGCATGGGGCCGCTGCTGGGAATGAGCGGATACACCGCCCCCCGCCCGGCGCCGGAACCGCACGCTGTTGTCGAGTATGCCCGCACTCAGGAACAGGCTGCCGAATCGGCCCGCTTGTTTGGCGAGTCGCTGGACACGTTTTATGCCGACGCCCGCAGCAAGGGCGCCCCGGCCTTTGTTGGAGATTAAGCCATGACCACTCAACACCAGAAGGAAGCCCGCCGCGACGTGCTCGAAAATGCCCGCTGGATTTGCGACGACTGGGCGATGGCACACAGGTTCGACACGCCCGATCTTTGGGCCGAGGTGACTATGTACCTCTACGGTGCTACGCAGGCATCAATCATGTCGGACGGCCATGAAGACTACGACGATTACAAAATGCTGCTGCGGATCGCGCGGGCGCATCGCTCCGCCGCGGCAGACAAAAAGTACGGGGTGGCAGCATGAACGGATTTGAAATCAGGAAAGAGCTTCGCCACTACCGCGAACAACGCCGCGCCGAACGCATGGACGCGATCATCGCCACCTTCTGCATCGTCGGGCTGGCGGTTTTGCTGGTAATGGGTGCACTGGAATGACGATCATCCTCCCCAAGAACGCAGAAACCCGCTGGCAGGAATGTCTGCGCTGCGAAAGCCTGCTGTGCTGGCGTGCGATGCACCACTGGATGCTTGGTGAAACGCACTGCGCAGTCGCCGACGGAAACATGGTTATGGCATCCGACCTGCTGCTGCTGGCCGATGTCGCCAAGCGCCACCAGCTTGATCTGCAACCGATGGCGCAGGAAGAAGAAGGTCGGCTACCGCAGCCAGAAATGGTGCCAGTCGAATGCGCTCAAGGAGCTTTCGAGGACCTCGGCATGAACAACGTAATCGAGTTTTCCAGCCCGGCGCCGTCGTGTCTGATTCCAATTACCCATCCGGCGCGCGCTGTGCTGCATGAGCCAGATGTGGCGACCACTTGGGCGCATTACAGCACAGCCGACCTTCAAGACGATTACGAACTGGTCCAGTCGCAGGACTGGCTATCAGCACAAGGAGGATTCAAATGAGCAACGAAACCAAAGAACTGCAGGTGATCGAGCAGTCGACCATCGGCAGCACCGCGATGATGTTCGGCGCCGGGAATTTTGATCGCGCCATGCAGGTTGCCAATGCAATGGCAAACGCCGTTGTGTCGGTGCCGGTTCACTTTCGCGGTAAGCCTGGCGACTGTCTGGCCATCGTCATGCAGGCCGCGCAATGGAATATGAATCCCTTCGCGGTCGCACAAAAAACGCACCTGTCGCAGAGCGGTGCGCTTGGTTACGAAGCCCAGCTTGTAAACGCCGTGGTCGTTTCTTCCGGTGCTCTCAAGAGCCAGCCTGAATTCAGGTTCCTCGGCGACTGGAGCAGGGTTCTCGGCAAGGTCGAGGAACGGAAGTCCGACAAAGGCGGCAAGTATTACGTGGCCACCTACACCAAGGGCGACGAGGAAGGCCTGGGCGTGGTTTGCTCGGCGTGGCTACGTGGCGAGTCAGAGCCGCGCGAAATCACGGTGATGCTGTCGCAGTGCTACCCGCGCTTCTCTACGCAGTGGGCCACCGATCCGCAGCAACAGATCACCTATGTCGCCGTGCGCAAGTTCGCCCGCCGCTACACGCCTGGCGCAATCCTTGGGGTCTACACGCCGGAAGAACTTGATGATCCGGCGCCGCGTGACATGGGCAGCATCAACCGCGAAACCGGCGAAGTGAGCAAGCCGGAAAAACCGGCCTTGCCGCCATGCCCCGACAAGAGCATCGACCGCTGGTTCGCCAACGTCGAAGCCGGCAAGGCTCAGGCGTGCGACCTGATGGCGTTTGCCAAGGGAAAATTCACCCTGACCGACGTGCAGGAAGGCCGCATCCTGGCCTTCGTGGCAGCACAGGAAAAGCCGCCGATTGATGGCGACTTCGTTGAAGACATGGAAAAGGCGGAACAGCAGTGAGCAAGGAATTAATGGAAAGAGTCGCTTTCAAAATCGCGGCTCAGATTGACAAAGAGTGTGGCCGGGAAAACGGCCCCGGCAGTGAATGGCTCACTGCATTTATTGGAAAGTTTGCCACAGCCATACCGGAAGGATGGCAGCCGATTGAAACCGCGCCAGATGATGTGCCGGTCGTTGTTGGATGGCTTGAAGCGGAAGACACAGACCATCCAGAGCGTTATGACTTTGACCAAAAAGAGGATGGCGTGTGGGTGCGTCACGAAGACACTCTCCAGCACGCTCAATCATGCGCGCCACCGGGCAGCAGGATGCCAAGTGAAAAAGCGCCGTACACATGCTGGATGCCGCTTCCATCCATCACCAAACACAAAGGAGAGCAATCATGAGAACGATTCACCAACTTGTCCAGGGATCGCCTGAGTGGCACGCCCACCGCGCAACCCCCGGAATCGTCAACGGCAGCATCATCTACGCAATGATGGGGATTCCCGGCTACACCACCTATTCGGAACTTCTGCGCGAGGCGGCTACCGGGATCAAACCCGAGATTGATGCAGCCACCCAGCGCCGCTTCGATGAAGGCCACGCGAACGAGGCGCTGGCATTGCCGCTGGCCGAGAGCATCATCGACGATGACCTGTCAGCGATGGTAATGGCTGACGTAATCGACGGCGTGCATATATCGGTATCGCTGGACGGCATCACCCAGGGTTACGACACCACGTTCGAGCACAAGAGCCTGAACAAGAACCTTGAGGCCGCGCTTGATGCCGGAACAATCCCGGACATGTACCACCCGCAGATGGAGGCCGGGCTGATGGTGTCTGGAGCTACCCGCTGCCTGTTCATGGCGTCACGTAATGGCGACATGGAAACCGCCCGCCACGCCTGGTACGAATCGAACCCGGCGCTGCGCCCGCGCATCATCGCGGCCTGCAAGCAGTTTGCTGTGGATCTGGCCAACTACCAGCACGTCGAAACCGTCGCCGCCCCGGTAGCCGCCACCATCGAAGCCCTGCCCGCCCTGTTCGTTCAGGTCGAGGGCAAGGTGTTGGCCACCAACCTTGACGCCTTCAAGTTGTCGGCGCAGAAGTTCATCGACGGCATCAAGACCGAACTGGTCAACGATCAGGACTTTGCCGACGCCGACAAGATGGTCAAGTTCCTCAAGGACGGCGAGGAACGGCTGGCGCTGGCCAAGTCTCAGGCGCTGTCGCAGACCGCCAGCATCGACGAACTGTTCCGCACCGTGGACGCGATCAGCGAGCAGATGAAGGCCAAGCGGCTGGCGCTGGACAAGCTGGTGAAGGCCGAGAAGGAAAACCGCCGGGTCGAGATTGTGCGTGGCGCTCAGGATGCCTACATGGCCCACGTTGACGGCCTGAACAAGCGCATTGGCGATTTCATGCCGCGCATCGTTCCGGCTTTTGCTGAATCCATCAAAGGATTGAAGTCGCTGGATTCAATGCGTGACAAGGTATCGGCCACGCTTGCGAACGGCAAGATCGAGGCCAACGAGTGCGCCGACCGCATCCAGATCAATCTGGCCACGCTGGAAGCAAACGCGGAACACAAGTTCCTGTTTCCAGACATTGAGCAGATCATCACCAAGCCCAACGGCGACTTCATGGATACGGTGAACTCACGCATCTTGGCCCACAAGTCGGCAGAAGCCGAGCGCATCGAGGCACATCGCATTGCCGAAGAAAGGCGCACCGCAGCAGCAGTAGCCGCAGCCGTCGAGGCCGAGCGCATGACCGAAGCCAAACGGGTTGCCGAAGCGGCAGCAGCAGATCAACGGACCAGCGAAGCGACGCACGGAGAGCCGAACGCGACGGCACTCCCCCAGGCACCGCTGGCTAGTAGCCCACCCATTAGCGCGGAAGACAAGCGCGCCGTCCTGGTCGAAGCCGGCGACGACGTGCGCGCCTACCTCAACACCCTGGACGTGAGCGAAAAGGAGTACGGCAGGCTGCGCGCCGTGCTTATGGGCTTCGTTCAGTTCCAAGCCCAGCGCGGGCTAAAGGTGGCAGCGTGAGCGATTGCACAGAGCAGTCTTTCCTTGCTGACGTGGCCGCGCACGAAATGATCGTGCTACGCGACGACGACGTGTACCGGCACATTCGGTTCAAGAAGCCTGGCACGTCGTGCATGTTCTTCGACCTGATCACCTGGCCTGGCGTCCTCTGCTACACGGGTGACATGGGCACCTACGTCTTCAGCCGGCTTGAGGACATGTTCCAGTTCTTCCGCACCGACGCGAACTCAGACTGGATGCGGCGCCGCGGTCTGACGCTCGGAATCAACGAGGGGTACTGGTCCGAGAAGCTGAAAGCGTCAGACAGCAACGGCCGGCACAGCAATGGTGCAACAGAGTTCGACGAGGACAGGTTCCGCGCAGTCGTCAACGAGTACCGCCTTGAGTGGGTCCGGGGAAACCGCCGCGTGACGACGAAGGACGAGCGACGCGAGCTATGGGAGGAGATCGACTCCGGCGTCCTTGGTGAACTCGACAACGCCGGCCATGCCGCGATGGCGGCAGCGTATGGGTTCTCGTACAGCGCAGACCATGCAGCATTCGAGTTCACCGACTTGTTTGAGCACAACTTCGAGCGCTTCACCTACCACTTCACCTGGTGCTGCTACGCGCTGGCGTGGGGAATCAAGAAATACGACGAAGCCCGTGCATTAAGTGAGGCGGCAGCATGACCCCGCAACAAGAGGCCGACATGCGCGCCAAGATCAACCCGCAGTACGCGGATTGCCTCGGCACCGAAAGCCACGAACGCAAGATGCTATTCAGGGCGCTCGACGCCACACGGGCGCAGCGTGACGAACTGCTGGCTGCGCTTGAGGCCATCGTCGAGTTAGATGATGGAGACAAGCCAGACCTGTGGCACTTCGAGGCAGAGTTTGACGCAGCCCGCGCAGCCATCACCAGCGCAACAAAGGGGGCCGCATGACCCGACTGGCACAAGCAGAGCACCAGCGCCAGAGCATCCTAGACGTGCTTATTGATGGGCCGCGCACGATGGTGGAACTGAGAGCGGATACCGGGATGAACAATCAACGCCTGGCGCAGTATCTGCTGCGCATGACGAACGCCAGGGAAATCAAACGCGCCCGCAATGGCAAGCGGCCAGACGGCCAGCCTTGTTACGTCTATCGCGCACTGGTGAGACTTACCGTTTCATCCCACGAAATAGGCGCGCGCCTTGCGGCAAACGTCAATGGGCACAAGGCATTCGTGCGGCCTGCCGAGCGCAAGCCCGCCATCCGGTTATTCGGCGGCCTGTATGTGCCGGCCGGAGCACAGCCGTGAAAGTCACCGCCAAACAAAGAGAGAAGTCATGAACAACGCATTGGAACTGGCGCTTGAGGCGCTGAAACGTTGCACCAAATTCGAGCAGCGAGATTACGACGCAATGGATGCGCTCAAGGAAGCGATCGGGACGCAGCAGAAGTCGAGCAGAGAGGCTTTTGAGCAATATATGTACGGTGACGAAGAGCCGACTACCAGAATAGATGCGCAAAAAGAAACCCGGCAACACTGGGAAACATGGCAAGCGGCCAGGCGTTCCGCCCCAGCCATCCCGGAAGAATTTATCGCGTGCCAAAAGCTGTGCAATATCTATTTCGACATTGCTGCTGCTGTAATCGGGGAGAAAAATGTGCGGCAAAAACGTGATGCCATGCTATCCGCCGCCCCCAATCCAGGCACGACATCCGCCTAAAATGTTCCTCAGCCAATCCGAACTGGTCGAGTTGACCGGATCAACACAGCCCGCCGCCCAGGAGCGCATCCTGCGGGGCTGGGGCTTGATGGTCAGGCGCAGCAATGCCAACCGGGTGATGCTGTCCGCTGAGGCGTTGACGCGCTGGCAGCTAGGGGAGCGGGTGAAGGCTGAGAGTGAGCCTCGGCTGAGGCTCAAGCGGGCGGCTTGACGAACCAGCTAAGGGGCGCGCTGAAAGCGCGTCCAGCGACTGAAAGGAGCGACCTTGAGCGACTTGTTATCCATCAAACCGGCGCAGACCTCAGTGGTCAGTTACGGCGCAGGAACCAACAGCACGGCGATGTTGGTGGGGCTGCACGAACGCGGAGAACGCCCGGACTTGATTTTGTTTGCTGATACAGGCGGCGAACGCCCGGGAACCTACCAGCACCGTGACGCGGTAAGCGATTGGTGCGAAAGCGTTGGGTTTCCTTGGATCGTGACGGTGGCGGAAGAAAAAGACCTTGAAACGGATTGCCTCACAAGGGGCGCATTGCCCGGCATTGCCTACGGCTACAAGAGTTGCAGCGACCGCTACAAGATTCGACCGCAGAAGCGATGGCTCAAAGCGCAAGGGATAACCGCCCCGTGGTTCTGGGTTGGCATTGATGCGGGCGAAGCGCACCGGGCGAAGTATGAGGAAACACGCTACCCGCTGATTGAATGGGATTGGGGCCGCGATGAATGTATTGAGGCAATAGCCCGCGCGGGACTACCACAGCCGGGGAAAAGCGCTTGTTTCTTTTGCCCGAGCAGCAAGCCGCGCGAGATTTTGGAACTAGGACGCACGCACCCTGATTTGTTGCAGCGGGCGCTGGCGATGGAAGCACGCGCCGAACTGACCAGCGTGAAGGGATTGGGGCGAGCCTTCGCCTGGGCTGACCTTGTGAAATTCAGCGAGGCGCAACTAGATTTTTTTGGGCATACGCCGGAAATCCCGTGCGGGTGCTTTGATGGCTAACGCATAGCTTAGGGGCCGCGCGCTTTTGCGCGGTCCCGCTAGAGCGCCGGGTTGGGCGCGACCACAGGAGATTGAGATGGCGATTTACAACGTGCAGGTGAAGCTGGATATGGTGATGGTCGTCGAGGCGGGCGACGAAGACCAGGCAAAATACCTGGCAAGGCAGGACTGGGCGCAGGCGGTCAGAGATGCCGACGTGAGGCCGACCGTGCAAGTGACCGGCGATGTCACAAAACTCAATCACCTGCGCGACGGGTGGTGTGGGGAGTGCATCCCTTATGGGGGTGACGGCAACACGAGGCTGAAAGAGTTGCTGACGCCCAACGTTTGAATTCAGGGGCGGGCGGCTTTCGCCCGTCCCGCTCGATTAACTTGTTAGGGGCGGAACAATGAAAGTGGCTTGCATTTTGGAACAAGACGCCTACAAACCCGGAGACCAACCACCCGAGGGATATTTGGCCTGGCACGAGTGGGCAGAAGTACAGCACAAGGCAGGCATAAAGCAGGTTCCGTGCGGCAAGTGCGGATTCTGGAGAACGCCTCAGGAGTTGAGCGGCGAAACGATGCGATGGACGGCGCAGAGCCGAAAAGGCCCGGTTGAACAGACCGCGCCGATCTGCAATAAGTGCGCATCCCCTAACGCATGATATGCACCAAGTGACCGATAAGCTGGAACCGACCACGCATGGCTAAACCAAAACTCCCGCCAGGTTGCCGCCTAGTCTCAGGCCGCTATTACCGCGTCCAGTACGTCGGCATGGTCGGCGGAAAGCAGCGGCAGAAGTTGCACAAGCTGACCCGCGTCAGCGAAGGCATGGCCGCGCTGTATCGGGCGCTGGCTGACTTGGACATGCAAACGGTGACTGGCGATAGCCGGATGCCGCAACGGCTCACCCAATGGCTGCAACAGGCATTGGGTGAGCTGTCCGCGCTGGAGCAAAAAGACACGATCCGGATGGCCGGGCATATCGGAGAGGCATTCGCCGAGTTCGACGTGAGTCAGGTACAGGCCAAGCACGTTCTGGCATTCCTGCAACAGTGGGAAAGCCATCGCCGCACCGCGCAACGTTACCGCTCAGTGCTGCGCAAGTTCTTTCGCTGGGTGATTATCCAGGGCGACAGGACGGATAACCCGGTTGACGTGGTGTCGGTCAAGACCCCGGCAGCACATACCCGGTACATGACCGATGAGGAATTCGTCGCGGTGCGGTCGAACCTGATCGGTGAATCTGGCGTGATGATTCAGTGTTACGTGGATTTGCTCTATCTGACCGGCCAGCGCGGTGCGGATATTCGCCTGCTGCGCTGGGCTCAGGTAGATGGTGACGTGATCCACTTCGAACCGAGCAAGACGCTGCACAGCACGGGCGCGAAGGTTGACATCCCCATCACCCAGGCGATTGCAGAAGTGCTCAGGCAGGCCAAGACATTGATGCGGGTCAAGTCTCGATTGTCGCCCTACGTGATTCACAATCTTGAGGGCAGCCCGTACGCAGCAACAGGGGTGCGGGCAGCATGGGATCGGGCGCGAGAACGTGCCGGGGTTGTCGGGGTGACATTGCGCGACATACGGGCCAAGCACGCCACCGATGCCGACCGGGCGGGGCACAGCGTCGAGCAGATCAGCGCAGGGCTTGCGCACGCCGACACGGACATGACGCGGGTTTACCTAAAACAGAAGGTTGTCAAGCGCGGGCAGGTTAATTTGAGCATTCCGAAGGGGGATAAAGCATGAGCAACGCACTGGAACTGGCGCGCGATGCGCTGTATGACTTCGTTGGGCGTGACTTTGCCCACCTTGAGCCAAAGGAGGCCTTGGCGGCATGGTACGAAGCGATCAAGAAGCAAGGTGGGCAGGCAAAGGCCAGGTTTGAAGAGCATGGCGGGCCTGAAATTATTGATCCGGTTGAGCGACTGCGGTTCTTCTGTTCATTGGCGATGACCGGCCAAGACTGGATTGATGTTGAGCCGTTCTTTGATGCGCTCAAGACGCAGGGTGCGCCGGTGGCGTACCGCATCACATCGCCTGACGGAATAGTGTGGATTGGGGGGAATCCTACAATTCTGCCGCGCCATACGAGCGAACCGCTATTCACCCAAGCCCCAACCATCCCGGATGGATACAGTATCGTGTCAAACGTGATCGTGCTTGGGCTGGCGACATGGATGGATGAAGCTGCCGATGACATCGCGGATTGGGGCGCATACGCGAGCAAGCATTTTCAGGAAAAACACCAGCTTGCCAACTTGATTGCGGATTACAAAACCCGAGCGCAAAAACTACGTGACACGCTAGCCGCCCCTGAATGCAAACCCTGAAACCTGTCACGACACCGCCGCAAGCCGCGTGTATACTGGGGCTGTTTTGGATTTCGTCGTGGTACAAAAACGGGTTAAGCCATTGATTATTATGGTTTGCGCGTTTGCTAAGGGAGCATGCGGGCTTAAACCTGCATCGAGGGTTCGAATCCCTCCGTCTCCGCCAATAATCAATGAGTTACAGCGGTTTTCGTGGTTCGGCTTGAAGGCTGAAAACTGTCACGAGTCGCTGAAACTGTCACGAGTTATCACAGGCGCGCTCGATGCGCTGGTGCCTGCAGCTGGTCGCCGTATGCGCCTGGTTGGGTTGCAGGGCGTGTGGAGAGAAGCGCGGCGCGATGCCGGAGAAACCTGGGGCGGCGAGGATCATTGTGTTAAACCTTGTCAGGACGCAAAAAGCCCAGAAGGGACGTAGGTGATGCTGTAGGTGCGCCCGAAGATGCGGATGCTATCGGGGCGCTTGAGGGGCTTTGTCATTAGTTCAGAACCCATAGTTGAAAGTGAACATCAGCCCCATGCCGGCAGCGACCCCGAGAACATCAGCTCCGAGGTCAGGCTTGCTGAACCCTGTCCCGCCCCTGCGCGAGTCGTAAATCTCCTTCGCAAGTCCTGCACCTAGACCAACAGCGATGGCTATCTTTGTATCTTCGGTTATGGCGTAGGTGACTGCGGTGAGTACAGCACTTCCCGCAAAGTGTAGGAGTTTGTCTCGCTCTACAGCCACAGCTTGACCAGGCAGGGCAGCACCCAGCGCAGCAGCGGCCAAAGCACTCATGCCGACCGATACCCCGGACGGTGCGCCAGCGTAGCCACGCAGGGTGGGAATGAGGTTTTCGCAGTCGGTGATGACGCCTGGGGTTGTGGGGTCAATGTCTGGGGAAAACGACGAAAAAGGGATCATTCAGTTGTCCTTATTTGACTTACTGCTCGTATTGCCCGCAAATATCATAAATGGTAAAACCAGTCAGCGCTCCACCAGAATAACTTGCTGGAATCTCAACAACACCAATAGCAGCCCAATCAAAGTCGGGGATCGATGGAAGCTTTGCCGCTACCTGAGAACTAGCGACCTCTCCCACAACAACACGGGCTGTTGCTCCAACATCAAGACACAGCAGCGCCTTTCTGTACTCTCCTGCTGCCGTGGATACGCCGGTAAGGTTCCACAAGTCATCAGTGACGGCTTTAGATGACACCGTACCTTTATATGTAACGCGAACAGCCACCGTTGTCTTTGCATAACCTGCGGTAGTTCCGGCAGCAATTCCGGCACCAACACCGTTCAAAACGTAACTGAGTTCTTCCGTAGTGACAGACAAGTTTGGGTTTGTCGCGGTTGTTGCATGATAAATTGGTGACGTAATGTTTGTGTGTTTTCTATTGTTGAATCTGTGTATAGAGGTGTTGGTTGCAATATCTGTAGCTGGTGAAATTGCTCTTGTATCAGTAAGCGTTGCCCCCTCTGCAATGAACGTGTTATCTTCAGCAAAGCAGTCTGTGAAGTCGCCAACAGTAGTAATGTAGCTGTTATGTCCCCACTGGACAAACGATGCTGCTCCGCTTACTGACGTTTTGCGCAGCGTATTTCCAGAGAACTCAACATGCCTACCATTATACAAGACAACATCAAAGCCACCTGACGAGATAACCTCATCATTAACAAAAGCATTATCTTTGATGCGTATGTGGGTTGCCTCGTATCCGCTAGGAACCAACTGCTCACCAACATACATAAATGCAGCCACATTCTTGCGGTTACTGAACGTGTTGCCAATCACATCAATATCGGTGCAGTTTGCGCTTGAGTCAGTTGCCTGAGCGATAGTGATGTTTGCGTCGTAACAGTTATAGAATTTATTTCCGATAACCGTTACAGAAGAACTTCGCAAGATATTAAGGGCCGCACGGAGCGTTGCATTGGCTACACCAAGCCTGTGGTTCTTGATGATATTGAACCCGATTACATTGTTACAGTTTTCACCGGACGCCTGATAAATTGAATGCCGCTGCGCACCATTAATCGTGTTTCCGTATACAACGCAATCGGTCGCCTTTGCTAAATGAATTCCATAACCCTGACCAGGATCAACGCCTACAATGTTTTCTAGCGAATTGTTGACAACATGCCCGCCAGTGTATGAACCAGATAGATCGGCATTTAGCGAAATCCCTACGTTTACGTCCTTGACGATGTTGTTAGTAATCCAAACATTGCTGATTGTTTGACCTGACAAGTTGCCAATGGCGTGCTGAGTGTATGCTGAATTTCCTTCCCCGACCATCGTCAGCCCATCAATAGTCAATCCATCAATAGTTCCGACAAGATTAAATATTTTTGCAGAAGATGCGGCAGCGTTCAGGGTGAGACTGCCTTTGCCAGTTATCTTGATATTCGACTTGTTGGTGATGTTAAGGCCAGCGGTCTTTGAATGGCAATCAATGTTTAGCGTCTGTCCAGACTGAAGGGCATCAATCGCAGCCTGAATTGCTGCAGTGTCGTCTGTAACCCCATCGCCAACTGCACCAAAGTCCTTGACGCTTACAAACTCCCTACCCTTGTCCTGCGAAGTCCTTGCAACCGCACCCGTTCCAGCCTGGATGAAGCCCACAAGGGACGAGCCGGAGGATGCGGCGAGGTCGGCGGAAAGCGCGCTCGACCCTGACGGGTCGGTGTTCACGAAACCATCTGCCGCTCCGTTCCAGCCGATCACCCCATACGCGACCGGCGCCGGCAATTCAGGATTCACC